TTTATCCCTTTGACCAGCTCGTCGGCCTCGTCCTTCGATGTTCCGGATTTCTTGTCCATCTTCGCTCCTTGGTGGCTGCGATGAACCAGAAATCCTCCGTTACGAAAACATCAAATCTGTCCCATAGATGCTGACGCCAAACAGTGAAGGACGAAGCCAGATCCCCTAAAGTGCGAAGAGTCTCCCTTCAGGAGGTCACCTAAAGCGGGCCTTAGGTCGAGAACCACAACTTTAAGGCGATGACCAAATCTTGACCATAACCCTCGTAATTCGGGGCCTTTTGGGGCGGTTTCAAGGGGTTGGCGGGTCAGGTAGGATTCTTGAGCGAAAGCTAAATTTCGCCTTGTGTTTCCGTGGCTTGCCCGGCTATACGCATAGGCGGAGACGTGGCCGAGCGGTCGAAGGCGCTCCCCTGCTAAGGGAGTAGGCCCGGACGGGTCTCGAGGGTTCGAATCCCTTCGTCTCCGCCAGAAAAACCCACTAAAACAAATGGATACGCAAAGCCCCGCATTACGGGCTAGCGGTCCATTTCTGCCGCGATTTGCCAGAACATCGCACGAACTCGCAGGGCGTTTTGGCAAGAAATTGGCAAAGCGGATTCGCCCCGGTCAGGAGCGGCGACCCCTTCCGGGTGGATGTTTGACTTTGCAGGGGGGGTGGTGCGGCGGTTGACTACTGAAGCGCAGCTTGCAGCTGGTCATACCAATCGGCGCAGCGCGCGGTTCTGGCGTTCTGACGGGTAAGCGCGGCGTCAGCCTTCAGCACCGCGACATCCAGCCGGTCGCCCGCCCGCACGCCACTATAGGACAGGCGGCGGCAATCATCGGGGTAGTCGGGCAGCAGCGCTTCCGCCCGCGCCGCGCCCGTTGCTTCGGCAGCGGCCTGAATACGGGCGGTGTCAGTTTGCCCGCAAGCGCTCAAGAAGACCGGAATCCACAACGCCGTCAGGATTGACTTGGGTGTCACGTTCGTATGCCTCCAATTCGGCGGCGAAGCGCAGGGCTTCACCAGTTGCCGCCTGCACCTTTTCCCGCAGGGCTTGGTTCGCTTCATCCGCCGCAGCCATCCTGCGGCGCATCGCATCCAGTTCGGCCTGCACTGCGGTCAGCTCGAATTCGCGCACGAACCCATCGCGGGCCGTGCTGATCGCTTGGCGCTTGTCATAGACGTGCCAGCCCCACAGAAGGCTGCAGACCACCGCCGCCAAGCCGATGCGGCTGGTCAGGAAACGCCAGCCGTATCGAAGAACCACCGCCATCATCGCCTGCCATCCCATCCGGTTTGGGTGCTGACCCACTCCATGCCATGCGCCAGCGCAAGGTTCGCGATGACTAGCGGAAACGCCAGCGACAGGATGGATTGCGTGCCATCCATTGCGATCCCTGCCGACTCCTTGATGGCCATCCAGCCGAAGCCCGCGCACCACAGAAGAAATACGGCCCACGCCTGTTCCCGCTTGCCCGACCGCCCACCGATGATGAATCGACCGAAGAACTTCAGCATGTCAAAGCCTCGCAAACTGAAAGTGCATCCAGTCCTTGCCCCATGCGTAGCCCGCAGGCGTGCCGCCGTGGGCCATCACGATGTTCCAGAAGGGTTCATATTCAGGCCGGGCGAACTGCGCCCGATCAGCGCCCCAGCGAAGCTGGTTCTGTTCCGGGTTCAGGTCCACCGCCGCGCCATAGGCGTGGGTGGACAGCGTTCTGCCGCCACGTTTCTTGCGGAAATTGAAGCACCCGCCAAAGACGTTCAGCTGCAGCCGTTCGATGTCAGCCTGACCGTAGTGCTGCAGGGCGTGGCGGAAGATGTCTGTCAGCGGCTGCGCCAGCTTTTCGTGGCAAGAAAACCGCTGGATGGTCTGGCGCTTATTCCACGCGATCACCATCGGATAGGCAAGGTCCACTTTTCCCGCCGTGCACTGCGGACCACCGGCTTCGCCATAGAAATCGGCCATGTCGCGCTGGCGCGGAAAGGCATCTTGCTGCGGGTGACTGCGCGACCCGGCGACTGGCGAACGCTCCACCGCAGCCGAAACGCCCGCTTTAGCGCTGCGCCACGCGGTCAGGGCTTCAGAGGTATTGTGGCCGGTATAGCCGTCGATGACGCCGGGTTCGTGCTCCATGACAGTCAGCGCGGCCTGACCGGCACCAATCAGGCGACGGCGATTCGACCAGCGCGACGGCGCATCGCGGTAATTCGTGCCCTGCAGCTGCTCTGCCCGCGACACTGCCGCCCACGTCTTCGGCCCGGCATCGCCGTCGATTGCGCCCGTGTACCAGCCGACATCGGCCAGCAGCATCTGGATGTCCGACACTTGCATGTCACACCTCACTTCAATTTCGATTTTCAGGGGGTGCCGCGCGTCAGATGCGCCGCAGAACGGGTCGCAAAAGGAACTTCAGCGCGACCAGCGGGAACAGGTAAGGAAACCGCAGGCGGTACCCTTGCGACTTCAGGGCTTGGCGCGTCACCACGTGGCGCTGAATATTGTCGGTCCAGCCATGGCCGCGCCGCCAAAGAACTGCATGGCCCGCGCCACTTGGCGACAGGCAATGCCAAAGAAGGTATTTGAACGTGATCAGTGCCCACCAAAAGCGCAGCATTGACCGGCCCTCATTGAGCCAAATCAGCGTCAGCGAATAATCTTCGCAGTCGCCCGCCACGGGGCCATCGCCACCCATGATGCGCCAGCTTTCGCCTTTGTCCGCACGATAGGTGAAGCGTCCATTCAGGGACGCCTGAACGGCATCAGCAGCCATCGCCACCTCCTTCAATTGTTGAAAATCAGGTCAGTTCGCGGGCAGCCATGGGCCATCAGCAAACAGGTTCACTTGCATCCGCCCATTCGGGCACCGGTGGAACGCGAAGACTTCCCACCTTTCCGCGCGACCGTGGCCCGGCGCGGATATAACCCACGGCCCCCACGCTTCGGCGATTTCGGATGGAGGCCGCGACCCGCCGCCCCAGACTTCGGTTTCCGGCGAAACGTCCAGCGGGACAGGCATGCGCAAACCGTCAGCGCGCACCACATACGCCCGAAGCCCCTGATATTCGCACCTGCGCTTTACCATCGTGCCGCGCACGGTCAGGCTGCCATCGACCGGTTCAGCTTCGGCGCTCACCGCGTAGAACGGGGCCTGCATCGTGATATCGCGAAACCACCGGTATTCTGACAGGGCGTCCCGCGCCGCCGGAAACCCGCTGATTGCCGCCATCGTCAGCAGCAGCACAATCATCACGAAATTCCGGCGCAAGGCCGCGCGGGTGTTAATCATCTTTCGGCCCCTTGCCGATGTGGCGGCGCACCAAGTCCTTAACGAACTCACGGTCGGCAAAGAGCGCGGTGATGGTGTCCAAAAGGACCAGCGCGAAGGCCATGATGGCAAGCGCCGCCAGAACTTCCGATCCGCGCGCTATCGGGGCCAGTGTGGGCGAAAGTCCGTAGGAAAGAAAGGCGGAAGCCACGGTCTTTACTGCCCGCCGCGCCACCGGCTCCCGTTCCGCATCACGGCTCATGATATAGAAAATCATGCCGATGATAACCGCCCAATATTCAAGGCTTTTGCCAAACAAGCCTGCCCCCTTAATAGCTATTCAGCCTTTAGTTTGCCTGTAAAAGCGGTGCGCAGACCGCCGGACTTCGTGAAGGTGTGCGTCACCCGGTCAAGGATGAATTCACGGCCATCGACCAGCTGGCGCACACCCGCATAGATGACAGGCTGGCCCGCCATCAGCGCCGGGCGACCGACGATTGAGCACCCGGTTTCAATCAGACCCCGCATCATTTCGCGGGCTGCGGCCTTGGCGGCGGCGGTTGCCTCTTCTTTTGAACTGTACGGATCGCGCAGCACATGCTCCCCGCTTGCTTCGGGGTCGGCATCCACGACAACCTCCTGCCGCTTCGCGCCCTTGCGGTCCTGCCAATAGGCTTTGACCGTGGCGAACCGGTCCACATCGGTCTCCGAAACCCGGCACGACCCTTCGATGATGGAAGGCACAAACACCAGCGATGGCGGAATGGCCGTGCCGTCCGCCGTCTTTCCGGTGCCGCGCTCAAGCCAAAGAAGCGTGCCGTTCTTGATGGTAAACAGCGCCCCGTGGCGCTGCGCCAAACGTTCCAGAAAGTTCAGGTCGGATTCGTCTTGCTGCCCGATCCACTCATAGACATGACCCGACACCGCATCTGAAATCTTGGACTGCAGGCCATAGTCACCGGCCTTTTCTTCCACGATGTCCTTCACGGACGCATCGTCCCAATGCTTGGTCTTGTTTGTCTTCATTTCCGACCGCAGGTCAGCCGAATGACCCCTGACCGTGATCGTGTGGGGCAGGCACGCGAATTCCACCCGGTCGATGATATAGGCCCCGACGAACGCGCCGCTGATGCCGTTCACGATAGTGACCATCACGACCGCCCCGCGCCGAGGCGACTGAAAGTGCGGAGCCGCGTCATTGAACACCAGATCCAGCGTGTCAGACTGGATGCCTTCGCGGTCGGTGATGGTCAGGCTGACAAGCCGATCAAAGAACGCCCCCGACACGGGCACGCCATCGACAGTCACCAGAATGCGCGGATGCGTCATCAGTCCCACAACCTCAATGGCTGGCCAGCCTTATCCTGCACCACCATGTCGGGCAGGGTGATTTCAGTGCCCACCGGCAGCCGGTGGGCCACGTTCTTGATATGCGGGTTCGCCTCGAGCACGCGCTCGACCGCGCCCGCCTGCGCGCCGTATTCGCGCAGGCAAATCAGGTCCAGCGCATCCCCGGCTGAAGTCACGTAAACGCTGGCCATCAGATAATCCCCAGCAGTGAAAGCAGGCTGAACCCTGCACCGATACGCTTCACTTCGATGGTGAAGGCATTCCGGCCCGGCGTGCCGTAGCGGTCATGGAAAGCGCGGTCTTCATCGACCTTCTGGACGGCGTGACTACCGAAAATCTTGCCGCCCAAGGACACCAGCATCAGCGGCACCCCGGACTTCGCGGCCAGCCGCACGCCCTCCAATGTGCCAGCCCCGCCGAATTCTTGCGGGAACAGCACACCATTGATGGTCACCACCTCCGTGCGCGGGCCGGTCCACTGCAGGGCGTTCAGCCGCCCCGCAGTTTCGATTTCAGCCCACGTGGTGTCCAACTTGCGCCCAACTCCGGTGTAGCCGAAGCCATGGGCGCGAAACATGAATGGCCCCAAGGCCATGGTCACAGGTCCAGACATGTCACCCCCTTAGTCGGAAAAGCTGGCAGACAGCGTGGCAGAAACCCGCTGGCCGATGCGGTCGGACACAAGGTCCGCGATGGCGTCAGGGTTGGAAACGCCGGACGGCACGTGTACAGTGAACTTTTCAA